TCCACTCCTCCAGAACCTCGATCTAGATACTGTAACGTTTAGCCAGGTGCAAAGCGTAGGAGATCCCATCTCGATCGAGGACATGAACGAGCAGGAGATGGTAGACCTCATCATCGTCAATCTAGCCAGGCTATGCGTTAGCGGTGAATGGACAGGCCTGCTCGAGGCTGGAGGAGGTGGCGTCAATCAACTAGGTCTCCTGACCGCAACTGGCTACGATACTTGGGATCTATCAGTAGCTGCACCATTCGGGGTCGCCCTGAGAGATACGCAGAACGCCGATGATGAACCCTGCTTCCAACCGTTCTATGCTCCCAACACAGGCACAGTAGCGGCAGTTACGATCGGGGTTAGTTCAGCTGCGGGAGCGACCTGTAACATGCTGGTCGGGTTCTACAATGTCGATGAGGACACGGGATTGCCAACGACGAAGATCGCCGAGGCCGCCATTGACATGGAATCGACTGGTGACATCAGACAGACGAGCTTCACCGGAACGCCTGCATTGACCAAAAACACGCTGTACATGATCGCGTGGTGTCGCTCTGCTGCTGAATCTGCTACATATCGTTCAGCCAAAAGCATCTACGCCCCAGGCGCTGGCCCGACAAACTCGACTGAGGACACCAAGACTAATCTTGAACTGCAGTCATCAAACAATACCTTGCCGTCAACGGTCACGGCAGGGAATCTTCAAACAACATATACAGAGTGCCCTTCGATTCTCCTGGAGTGGTGAACATGCACAGGAACACTCGAACCTGGAACGGCGACACCCTGGTCGAGGAGACCTTCAGGGATGTCGACTGGGAAGAGGTACGAAGGAGCAGGGATCAAGACCTCGAGCGCTCTGACTGGCGAGCTGGAAAGGACGTCGTCTTGTCGACCCCCTGGAAGGACTATCGCCAGGCGCTGCGAGACCTCCCCCAGGTACACACCGAGGCCAACGACGCCGTCGACGCATGGCCGGTGATGCCTGATGCCTGAGCACCACGAGCACGACGAGGAGAGCTTCCCCGAGCAGGTCAAGCGCCTGGTGGTCGACAACGCCTTCGCATTCGTACTCGGCTGGCTCCTGGGGGCGGGCCACATCGCAGCTCTCCTCGGTGACCTGGCTGGTGCGTTCTCATGACCAAGAGAAAACCGGACCAGGTGATTGAGTATCGCATCAGTCTCCAGGACAAGCAGTCAGAGCAGCTCGACTCCCTGATTGCTGCCATCCAGTTCAACAGGATCACCAGCGGGGTCGGTTCTCTCTTCGAGGGTCTGGGGGTCTCGGAGATCACCAAGCAGCTCAAAGACCCCACTGAGATGATCGGCATCTTCTATTCCATCGCCATGATCCTCGAGTTCATGGGTTATGAGACCGGCCTGCCTACACCTCAGGACATGGTCAACTGGAAGGCCGAGTTCGAAGCTGCTAAGAAAGAACGGGAAGCAACCGGTGAGGCTGGTCCAGCCGCGGGCGACTTCTCCTTCGGTGCGATCATGTACAACCTGCTTCATCCGAACTGGTCCTGGTTCGGGCCTCCTCCTGGCGAGGAGGGTGCTGGCGGCGGCGGCGGATTCTAAGGAATCGAGAAATGACCCTTCAAGTAGGGGGGTAACGGCTACGATTTGGGGCCATCGGTCCCGAATAGACGCAGATCCATCATGGATGGGGCCTCCGGGGGTTCTTCTCCTGCTGCAACGGCGAGGATATGATTCTGAAGGTGTCTTATGGTCTTCTCCGACTGTCTCAACCGCGCAGCTAGTCCGACTCTGTTCGCCGGTCCGTTATCCTCGGTGAACTTGATTGCGTAACGGATCTCCGAACTCTTCCCCCGGGCAGGCCATGATTCGTAAATGCGATATGCTTCGTTGTCAAGGGTCGCTGATATCAGATGCATTCAATCACACCGTCCATAGGCCCAAGTTCGCCCATCTCTTCCCGTTTGACTTTTGAGCCGCATCATAGAACGAAAGAGGAAGAGCATAGGGTATGGCTATCCTTTGCTCTCTGGATTGACTCTGAGTGCCTCTATCAGCCCCTCTAGCAGCGGATTGATGGCACGATGAACCTGGCTTGCACATCGGCAGAGGATGCCATTGATTAGGGAACCATCCCCAAAGGTCGGTCGGCTTCTGTCGGAAGTCCCCATATTGGCAATAAGTGACCGTCACTCTCTGATATTTATCCATGAATGATTGTTTTCTCAACATCCCTCTAGGGTTCTCCAAGACCCAGAATGGCGAGCCCAGGTTCTCGATGAGGAAGAGAGTATGTTGAACGCGCTTATTCTGTTCTCTAGCTTCATCGGTGACGGCTTTTCCATCAAGCCAATGGCCCGACCTTAAATTGGCAACGGAATACACCCGGCACTCGGGAGAAGCCCAGATGAAATCAAAGGGACCGTAGGCACTCAATTCTTCAACGGTCACATCAAGAATATCTTTACAGATCGTAGGGTTGTACTTCGGATCATTATCAACCGTGATGATTTCATAACCATGGTCGGCCCAGGGCAGAGTACCCGTTGCATTCCCCGACCATAGCTCAAGAACGCGGTTCATTTTATCACCTGTGGAGAGCCGGCGTTCAGTGTGGATGCACTCATGGACCGACCCTCCAATTGACGAGAGGGGCCTAGAGTATATTATAGGGCCGGTTGTTGAAGTCAAGGCTTCTGGGGCTTCGCCCCATCATCCTCACCACCTCCCGCCGGCGATGACTAGCCCACATTAGCCACCGGGTATCAAGATTCCTTGGTATTTTGAATGAAATCGGGTCGTGAGGGAAGGTTGATGGGCGGTCGGTGGTGGTTGCATAGACATGGTAGCCGCTGAACTGCTCATTTTGGGTGTTTTGAACGTCATTTGCCTGCTTTCGATTGTGTCTTTGGGCCTCTGGCTGAGGATCGAGTTGGCAAACATGCTGGAATTACTCGATGAACGCCTGGCTATGGCACTCAAGAGCACGATAGATCGGCTCATGGATGGGGGGATCGGTGACTTCGAGCCACCGAACCCTATCCAAGGTGCGATAGCACAGCTCATACAAGGCATGGCGGCTCAGAAGATGAACACAATTGACGCCGTAGTTACGCAAAGAGCCCCTGATGGTAAGTTCGAGTAGACAATTGACCACTTTCAATAGGATTAATAGCGACTTTGTTCACTTTCACCCCCAATGGCACGCAGAAGGAAGAAGTCACGACGCCGATCACCGAAGACAATCAGCCTCATCAATCTCGCAGAGAGCTACGCCTACGCTAGCGTGCTCGTCGGCGGCGTTGCCAACAATACCCCAGTCGGATTCATCGGATTCGACGGCGCTGGTGGTTCAGCACTAGCGACCACGAACGGCGGAGGTAGTGTCTCACTGTCCTCGCTGGTCGCGGACCCCGGATCGTCGTTCGACGCCATGCAAACAAACTTCATGGCATCGTATCAGGCTATGGCCGTGCAGGCAATAGGGATCGGAATCACCTTCAAGTTCGCCAAGAAGCTCCTACGGAAGCCCATCAGTAATGTGAATCGCAACATGATGAAGCCCCTTGGCATCGGAGTGAGGTTGTGATTCTATGGCAACGACAACTTGTGTAGGAAACCTAGCCTGTAGTGACGGGACGAACATCCCGCTGAAGCTCGAAGTCGTCGAGGGAACAGAAACATCTCTGACCACTGACACCGTGTACACCGTCAGCGCGATCAACATCGGTGACTATGCGCCTGGCAAGACGGTCACTCATGGACTCGTGTCTGGCTCTGTCGGCATCTCATACGCTTACATCCTCCGCCAAGGCGTCGTGGCTGCAAACATCGCCGTCTGTGTGAAGGGAGCATCTACCTTCACTCCGAGGTTGTGGGCCCCCTTCACACTTCAGGCCGGTGATCTTCTCAAGGTGATGACCCAGACTGCCGCAGACCGAGGGGCTAGTCTCGCCGTCTATACCAACCAGGGCATCTCTAGGATCTTCCACGTCACGCCCACCGGCGGTGCCACCAACGAGCTCGTCGATATTCAGACTGGAAACTCAATCGGAGACACGCTCCAGGGCCAGACCTGCATGTCCGCTACTTTCATCACAGTCGACGGAGCTCTAATCGAAACCAACGGAGCTTACATCGTCGACGCCCTGGGCAACGTCGTCGGCAGCGTCACCGACACCGACCCCAGTGTCCAGCAACCACTCCCAGCGGATCTCAGTGCACCTGTGAACCTGAATTTCAAAGCCCAGTTCCTCACGAGTGCTTAGGGGTGAGAAATTGAAGAAGATGACTAAGGCTGCCGGCCGAAGAAGACTGGCGGAGATACTCTCGAAGGCAAAGAAGCTCTACCTTCGTGACTTCATCTCGACCAAAGACCTCGACAGCATCGAGAGAATAGCCAAAATGCGATCCAAGCAGCTCAAGTGAGATGGCTGCGGTGTCAATAACAGTCGGTGGTTTTGACGGAACAGGTTCCCAAACCGGGACGCCAGCGGACGTAACCGCCGAGGTCCAGGCTAGACTCGCACAGATTGCGGCAAACAAGGCAGCAGCAGCAGCAGCAGCAGCTGCTCGAGCAGCCGCAGCAGGTAATGGAGGGGCAGTCGTCAACGGAAACGGGGCAGGGCCGGGACAGTTCGACATCTCTAGTGCCATTCCGAATAACTTCTGGGGATATGTCATGCTCGTCGTGGGGATGAGATGATGCCGCTTCCAGATGTACAAGTGACATCGCCTCGAGTCTACAAGCTGTTGAAGACTACAACGCTCGAGAACCTCACCGCCGATGACCTGGCTGATGTGGCTGACCCGATCAGCATTGAGATGCTCAACGAAGACGAGCTAAGGCGCCTCTGCCTGGTCGCTTTCGCGCGCATGGTGACTAAGGGCAGCTTCGACGGGTGGTTGTGATGCCTCTACCAGATGCAATCAAGCGTTCCCCCAGGGTCTACACCCTCCTCCAGAACCAAGACCTCGAGAATGTTTCAGCCGATACCCTGGCTGACGTAGCTGATCCGATCAGCATAGAGGAGGCCAACGAGGATGAGCTGCGCCGTTTGTGCCTGATCGCATTCGCCAGGATGGTAACGAAGGGATCGTTCGACGGTTGGCTGTCTGGTGGCGGGGGGATCCTTCCGGGTAAGTTTGGCCTCGGAATGACTGGGGGTGACATAGGGTGGCCGTTCGTACCGTCATTTTCAGACAGTGACTCCGCTAACACCGCGTTATTGAATGGGACTGCGTTTGCTGTACCTTTTACAGCTCCGTCAGGGGGAGTAACTCTGACAACTTCCGGCACCTCAGGACAGGTGAGCTGTAATGTCGTAACGGCCCAAGACAGCGCGACTGTCATATTCGGGATCTACAGCGCTACCGCGAATGGAGCACTACCGGATGCGTTGTTATGCAAAGCGACCCTGTCAGCAGCCGCCACAGATGAACAGAAAGCCTCCTTCGATGCTGAAGTCACACTCGATGAAGGCACTATCTACTGGTGCGCGTATGTAAGGCCAAACGGAGAAGCTGGGACAGTTACTTTAGTCCAGATCCCTGATGATGATATTCCGCTTCTCTATACCTATAACGCACAGAATAAGAATCAGGTCTACCATGACACAGCCAGTTTAACCGATCTACCTGCTACTTTTTCTGTTGGTGCTGGTCATCGTCAAGCAAGCTGGCCTACCTTTAGCGTGGTGATCTCCTCATGAGTTTTGACGAGATTCTATGGGATGATTTGCGATTGAAACGCAATAAAGCGTTGAAGGCTTCTGACTGGCATGCTCTCAAGGATGTCATCTTGTCGACCCCCTGGAAGGACTATCGCCAAGCGCTGCGCGATTTGCCCGAGCACGATACCCCTCAGGATGCAGCTAACAACTGGCCGGAGGCACCCGAGGATGCCTGAGCACCACGAGCACGACGAGGAGAGCTTCCCCGAGCAACTGAAGCGGCTCCTGATCGATAACG